AGTTCAAGAAGGGCGGGCTTGGGTATCACGCCTGGTGGATCGAAAACGGCGTGAAGGTCCGCAAGCCGAAGAACGCATCCATGCTGCGGGTGCCCATGACGATGGCCAAGAAGTACCCGTACCTCATGGGCAAGGTGGCCTTGATTGGGGCGGAAGGCGGCGGGGCTGCCTATTTCCCCGAGGTGGCTGCCGTCCCCGGCACGGGCAAGTTCGGCAAGTGGGCGGACAGGACGCTGCCACGAATCCGTGAGCAACTCGTTGAGGAACTGGGCCGCTCCGTGGACAAGGCCGTGGCCGAGAACGCCCGCCGCGATGCCAAGGGGATGTAATGCCAGCCACGACGTTCATCGACGAATCCCTGCTGCAGCTGCTGTCGGTCTCAGCCGACATCGCAGCGTCCGTGGGCTCGCGGATCTACGCCGTCCAGGCTCCGCAGGGGACGGCGATGCCGTGCCTGGTGTTCGACCGCCAGGACGCCAGCCGTGGGCCGTACATGCACATGACCGGCATGACCGGGATCACGCGGACGACGTACACGGTGTCGTGTATTTCGACCCGTCTGGTGGACTGCCGCAACCTCGGGCGAGCGGTCAGGGCAGCCTTACAATTCAAGCGGACGGCGGCGGTTCGGCTCGTTACGGTCAAGGACGAAAACGACCAGCAAGAGCCTGCCAACCCCGGCGACCAGACGCCAATCTACCGGACGGACCTGACAGTCGAGATCACCCACTCGGAGAGTTGAACATGGCTGCTGACATCGGACAGGGCACCTACGTTTCGTTCGGCACCGCGCTGCACACCGCGACCGGCTACAAGATCACCGGCGTGAATCACAACGGCATTACGCGGGCCGTGGCCGATGCGACGCACATGCTGTCGTCGGTCAAGGAGGTCGTGGCCTCGAGCATTTACGACCCGGGCGAAGTCTCGGTCGAGGTGCTGCACGACCCGTCCGTGAAGCCCGTCGCCGACCTGGCGAACGTCGCCACCAACCAGGTGGTGAGCGTGTACTGGGCCAACGGTGGCACGGCCGTAACGCTGTGGTCGGCGTTTGGCTACATGACCGGATACGAGGCCGGTGCCCAGATGGAAGACATGCAGTCGGGCTCCGTGACGATCAAGCTGTCGGGTGCCCTTGGTTGATTGGTATGACGCAGGGAGGCGCGCATGGCTCTGAGTCGTGATGAGTTCTTCAAGCGGAAGCGTCCGCTGCCGAAGGTGAAGGTGCCGGTGCCTGAGCTTGGCGAGGACGCCGAGGTGTGGGTCACCAAGTTCACCAGCCGGATGCGGAACCGTTTTGAGGAGATCGCCACCGGCGGCAAGGTCGGCGGGTCGGTCAACCTGAAGAACGTGTCCGCGAAGGTTGTGGCCCTGTCGTGCGTGGACGACGACGGCAAGCCGCTGTTCACCGAGGTGGACGAAGAGCGAATCGGCGAGTTCGACGCCGACGCCGTGCAGCGGATCGTCGATGCGGTGTTCAAACTCAACGGGCTCGGTGCGAATCCGGTGGAGGAAGCGGCGGGAAAATAGAGCGCCAGCCGGTCCTGCAGTTCCTCTACCGGCTGGCCTTGAAGCTGGGCATCTGGAACGTCGAGGAGCCTGGCGGGCTGGCGGATTCGATGAGCGTCGATCAGTTGTACGCCTGGATGGGCTACTACCAATTGGAACCGTGGGGCGACGAGTGGTTGAGGGACGCGATGGCCATGTCACAGTTCGCGTCCGCCCACCGTTCTAAGGGTTCGCCGCGTCGCAAGCCTGACGACTTCATGCCCGTGCCGAAGCGGGCGCAGACGCCTGAGCAGATCGTGGCGGCCTTCCGTGCGATCGGAGGCGGGTGATGGCTAAGAACTTCGGCCGCGTCAACGTCTCGATTACGGCGTCCACGGGCGGGCTGACTGCCGGTCTGGCGAGCGCTGGGAAGCAACTGAGCGGCTTCCAGGGGCTGGTAAGCCGGATGACCGGCGGGATGGGCAGCGGCTTCGCCAGTGCCGCGCTAGGGGTTCTCGGGCTTGGCCGCGGAGCGTCTACGGCGGCGGTTGGCGTGGCGATCCTAAGCGGGGCGATGAAGAGCCTACTCCTGCCGCTGGGTGTCATCGCTGCCCTAACGGCCCCGTTCGTGGCCATTGGCAAGGCCATGGCCTACGCCGAGGGTGTCCACAACCTTGCCACCGAACTGGGCGTGGCATCGGGGCAGCTGCAGGTTCTCCAGCACGCGGCCGGCGAAGTCGGCGTGAGCCAGGAGCAACTGACCGGCGGGCTGCGTCGCACGGCCCGCATGACGAGCGAACTGGCGTCTGGCACGCCGGCTGCCGTGAAAGCGTTTCAGGGTCTCGGCCTGACGATGCAGGACATGGCGGGTCTCGACACCGCTGGTCAGTTCGCCCTGATCGCTGACCGCATCGCTGCCCTGCCGCCTGAGATGCAAGCCGCAGCGGCGATCGACATCTTCGGCCGGTCTGGCCAGGGGATGCTGAACTTCCTGCGACAAGGCGGCGACGGCATCCGCGAGATGGACACGCTGCTCACGAACCTTGGCGTGAAGATGAGCGGCGAGCAGACGGCCGCCATCGAGGGGATGGGCGACGCATTCGGGCGGCTTGCCCTGCTTGTGCAGGGATTCATCAACCAGTTCACGGCGGGCATCGCGCCTGCGATCACGGCCGTGGCGACCCTGATCGTGGACTTCTTCGCCCAGAACGCAAACGGCTGGAGCCTGGCGTCAACGCTCGCGGCTGGCTTTGTCGGCACCCTGCGTGTAGTGGTCGGAGCGTTCACGTTCCTGTATGGCTTTCTTCAACTTGTGTCCACCGGCCTGCTCGCGTTGGGGCAGATCGGCATGAATGCCTTCGGGTTCCTGTTGCTTGGGATGTCTGCGGTTCAGGAAGGCATCGCCGTCCTGATGGACGTAATCGGCATGTTGGGCAAGTTTCTGGTTGACATGATCATGGCCCCCATCAAGGGGATCATGTCTACCGTCGCGTCTATGGCAGAGGCGGTGGGGGCGACGGACATCGCTGCCGATCTGCGGCTCGGAATGAAGGTGGCTGACGGACTGACCGAAGGGTGGGACAAGTTCGGCAACGTGGTCCGCGGTAGCAATTTTCTTGAGAACGCCGCCAACGATGCGTTCTCTGAGGCTGCGGTCTACGGCGACGCCGCCACAGCGCTATCCGAAAGCGCAATGGCCAATATCACCAACCCGACGGGTGCCTTTGACGCTGCTCTTGCCAAGGCCAATAAGGATGCTGCCGCCAACGCGGCCAAGGGCGGCAATCCGGGCCAGCCGGGTGCCGGTCCTACCGCCCAGGCTGTCGGTGCTGCGATCCGCGCCTCGAGTCAGGAACTTCGTGCCATCGTCGTCGGCTCGTCCGAGGGGGAAGCGTTTCGCAACAACATCATGCGCGGGGCCGACCCTCGGCTCGACGTGAAGGATGACGCCCGCAAGACGGCCGACAACACAGAGCGGTCGGCTGACGCACTAGAGGACATCGCCGATAGGCTCGACCCGACCGGATTGGCGGTGATCGGCTAATGGCTATCATCGACGTTCGAGAACTGCGGTCCTTCGAGTACGGCGAAACGCTCGGCGACAAGGGCCGAATCACGCTTGCCGGATCCGTGGACCTTCTGGCGTTGCACGACAGCACGCCCGACTTTGGCACGCTGGCTGACGACTCTTCGACGTGGCTCAACCTGGGCAACCAGGCGATCCCGAAGGTCGGCGAAACTCGGCTTGTTGCGGGTGTCATGTTCAAGGTCAAGTCGCGAAAGCTGTCCTACTACAAGGGCGACGACGCCGACCGTGCGATCAAGATTGCGGTGACCTACGAGGCTCAAGACGAGTCGGAGCAGCCATCGCCTGAAGATCAAGAGACCGAAACGTGGAAGCGGATTAGCATCTCGACCGAACAGAAGGAATGCCCGCTCACGGACCAGGGCGAGAATGGCGAGTACAACGCTGCCCCAAAGCCGGCAACAAACTCGGCTGGCGACCCGGTGGACGGGCTGACTGAAAATCGCTGCCTTCTGCGGCTGACGTACACCAACACCAAGGTCGTCAGTCCAAACATTGCCGCGCTAACATCCTACGTCAACACGACCAACGAGGTCGCTTTCCTAGGTGCATCGCGGCGGACGATGCTGTGTGTCGGCTACAACGCCGACTTCGACGACAAGGTGGACCAGTGGGTTGTCTCCGTCGAATGGCTGTACGACCCCAAGGGGCATTTCGTCGAGTTCCACGACGCTGGCTTCAATGAGGTTGTCGGCGGCGAGCGGCGAGCAATCCTCGACCTTGCCGGGAATCCAGTTAGCAAGCCGGTGCAGCTCGACGGCAGCGGACTGGCGGTTCTGCCAACGCTGATCACTGGCCCCAATGCCAAGGACTACATATTCACGCGCAAGGCGTATCCGTATGAAGAGAAAGTCCACAGCAACCTGTTTACGGAGGCGGGCATCTAATGGCTGACGAAATCAAAGCTTCGGTCACGCTTCAGTGTGACAACGGCAACTTCTCCGACCGGTTCGCCGCGGCATCGGTCAAGGCCAACCAGACGACGCAGGCGGCGGCGGCCGGCGTGGTGACCATCGGCACCTCAGTGCAGACGCTGTCGCTCGGCATCGTGTCGGCCCCAGGCTACGCGGC